TGCCTGAAATAGAACCAGTAAATCGAGAGACTTCGTTGATAATGAGAGTTTCTTCAGTTGTCAACGTGGTAACAGGAGCCTGACCAACTGACGCCAGGATCTGATTAACGGCTTTAAGTTCAGTGGAGCCAGTAGTTAGGTAAGGCATAATTGCAAATGAGTATTATTCTCAATAAAGAATTAAAAAAAAGGAGCCTCCGAAGAGACTCCCGTATAATTAAACCTATCAGGTGCCAGCAGTGTTGGCAGGATAGGTAGTACCGAACGCCGAGCCAGCGGTGCTGGTAGCGTGCAGTTCAACAGCACAAGCAGGGTTCAGGAAGTCAGCGCCCATGGCGAGACGACCCAGGATCACATCACCCTGGTAGATAGTGGACACGTCGCCACTGGTGACTTGCACCTGAGGGGCGATAGCTTCCACACAACCAGCGGCTTCACGTTGGAAGATCAAACCGCAGGAGGTATCGAAGTGGTCAGTGTTACCGTAGTGACCGTTGATACCGGTAACAGAGTTACGGCCATCCTCAATGTCAGGGCTAACGAAATCACCAGTGTTACCAGGAGAGGTAACGCCAGTGTCACCGCCGTAAGCAGTGCCATACTGACCCAGGAACGGAATGTTCATGGACTTGAAGATCTTGATACCAGCGATCTCAACAACACCCCGACCGGACTGCAGACCAGCGCCTTGCTCGTCACGGTTGATCAATCCGTTGTTGCCAACTTCTTGAATCAGGGAGTAGTACTGACGTGGGTTCAGAACGCCCACACGTCCATCTTGAGACACACCTTTCTCATCGAGTGCAGCAGCTGCATCGAAGAAAGCGGTGACCAGGTGCTGAGCATTGAAGGCGTCAGCGGTAGTACCAGAGCCGGTACCAACCTGAATCTGAGTACCACCCGGTTCTTCGGTGCTCACCAGACCATCACCAGATCCAACGGATTGGACAGGAGATGCCTGACGTGCGCCTTTGGCGATAGCACGGAAGATCAGACGGTCATATTTTTCAGCAAGAGCATAACCGATCTTACGAGAAATTTCCGAACGCATATCATAATGCGACAGAACTTCATCGAGATCATACAAGAAAGCACTGGAGATCAGCAGGTCATCAACCGTGATGGTTTTCTCCGCCACGGGAGGACGACCGTTGGAGTCACCAAGGATGCTGTTACCAGGGGTGTGGTACTCAGCCGTGGTGCGACCAGTGTAGATAAACTGAAGACTCTTTCCGTTTTGGAGAGTCCGACGCATAACCAGATCACGAGCGATTGCGTTGTTCTGGAAGCCTTTGAACATCTCTCCAGAGAAGAGTTTAAGATATAGGGCACGGGCGTCACCCGTACCGTTACTTTGACCAGGGCGCGTAAGCTGCGCGGCCATATCAGAAGATTGCATTTTAAAAAGTAAAAATTATTTAAACAAGCTTCAAACGTTTGAAAAAATTTGTGGTCTATCCCACCGTCATGACGGCTAGAGGTATCGGCGTACCGGCTCTAACCAATACTGAAGGGGAGCATTGCACTCCCCAGTCCGCTTTTACGGAATCAGTCGATCTCTTTATACACTACACCACGGTAGCGGAGGGCATCAGTGTGATAGCGCTCTGCACGCTTTTTCTGTGATGCAAGGAAACGAATGAGATTGATAGACATAATAAGTACCTAGTAAACCCACGCCCCGTTCCATGCGTGGTTAGTATGCGACCCGAAGGTTGAACGTACTAGATAATCAGCCGACTGCCGGAGCAGTCAGTGCCACTGGAGTAGTCTCAGCAGATGCCAAGTCCAGTGGGAAGTTGTGGGCGTTGCGTTCATGCATGACTTCCATACCGAGACCAGCTCGGTTCAGGATGTCCGCCCACGTGTTGATAACATGTCCTTCACGATCTTGAATGGACTGGTTGAAGTTGAAGCCATTCAGGTTGAACGCCATGGTTGATACACCAAGAGCAGTAAACCAGATGCCAACAAC